ATTAACGATATACACTCTAATTGTTCTCCGTGTGATGACATGAGTAATTGTAAATCATACACAGGTAACGGCTCAGAAGTCTTAGAACTATACGGTGGAAGTTGTGAGGAGTTGGACATTAAAAAAGGAGACATTGTCTCCTTTTCATTATTCTGATTTACTTTGATTAATTTTCTCTTTCAGTACTTCTACGAACCTTCTTTGAATCATCTTAACAAACTTGACGTATGGTGTATCTCCTTCTTTTTTCCTATAACTTTTCTTACCTGAAGGTGGTCTTTTACTTCTACCGAAGTAATTTAATGCTGAAATATTTGTAATACATTTATGACCACCTGAATTAGCTTGAATCATCTCCCAAGCTGGTACACCTAACTTATCTAATATAGCCCACTCAGAATCTTCTAACTCACTTGAAGGTGTGTTCATAATATCTTTTAATCTATCCATATACTGTTCACCTCCTTCCATTGAACGTACTTTGTCACCGTAAAAAGCTTCTAAATCAGCATTTGTAAATCCAACAGAATCTTGGTCAAAACTTTTACCTGACTCAGAAATCCATTTAATTGTTGATAATGGAATAATCTTATCTCTGAGTTGTGATTCCCATTTAGATAAAACTTCCTGAGCAATCTCACCTAAGTTGACTCCCTTAAGTTCTCTTTCACCTTTGAATGGGTTACAACTTGCTTGTACTAGTCCCATCGGCCAAGCAATAACTAAGAAGTCAGCGTCAGGGTTGTTCTTAAATGGCGTGTATCTGTCATATGAACCTGGTTTAAACATAGAACCACCACCATATTGTACAATTATACCATCATCAACATAGACCTTATCACTATCCTTTTGTTTTTGTACGTAACCTTTTTGATTCAAAGCCATTTCTTCAGGACTGGCATATCCTTCTTGTTGTGCAATCTTATTTATATTCTGAAAAATATTTAAAAGTGATGGTGTAGAATTCATCACTAACTTTTCTAAAAATCCCGGTTTGTTTTTGTAGGCCAACAACAATTTGTTGGTCGCCAAACCTAAAGCCATTTTGTTTTGTTGTAGAGACTTATCTTTCTGTAACTTAAATATAAAGTTCATAATGTCTTGTGGTTCTAATCCAAAACGAGCGAAGTCTGCGGAGTCTACCGTTGATATAAGTGTTATATCTTCTGATGGGAAAATGTCAGACGGTGACATAATTTGTGATAAGGTTGCTACGTTTGAACGTGATGGTCTAAACGAAGTTGATGTGTCTCCCTCAACACCAGTCTGACTATCATGGTGGTCAGTATGTACAACGAACATCGGCTTACCGTGAGCGAAATCAACCAAAACGGGCATTGTATCTCCCTGAGCATCTAACTTTTTAACTGCAAATTCTTTATCTCCGTATTGAATAATTTCGGAGTCAACAACTTTAATACCGTTATTCTCCAAATAGTTTTTCATCGCTAATGCCGTAGTTACACCATCTAAGTCTTGGTGAAAGTAAATCTTGGCTTTTTTATATCTGTCGGCTAAGTCTTTTATGTTTCTTAGTCCAGTCTCGTTAAGTACTTTTTTCATGCTCCTGATTCTTTTGGTTTTAAGTCTCCATCAATTTTAAAACTTGCAACTTTTAAGTTAGGGTTACTGTCCATAGTAAATGTGTATTCTGCGATATCACCAATTGAATTACTTTCACAAACCTCACTAATCTTTTGTCCCATAATATTTTTAAGTGAATCAAAATTACCTTCAACGAAATTTTCAATATCATCAACTTGATTTATCGGTATACAATTACTTTCTTGTTCACTTAAATACTGTCTTTTAGTCGCACTCTCATGAAGATTTAATATTCTATCTTTTTCAGAGTCATCAATTCTAAATTGTCTCATGGTAATATACTTTTAATATAAATACTTCAGAAAGAAAAAAACCCCCATTAGAGGGAGTTTTTTATCATATCAAAAAATCTTTCCTGTTTTCTTTCACCAGGTATATCAAATATATCTAACATTTCAAATTCACCTATCTTATTAGGTACTTGTAATTCATTATATTCTGTGAAGTCTGATTCATCATACTCACCATCAATAGCCCCGTTTATTACACCTCTAGTAACTTTTAATGGAAATCTTTCAAGTCTATCATTAAATCCTGTATTAACTAACCATACATTTACATTTGGATTTTTTCTTAACTTATCTCTAAATAACTCTGTATAGTCTTCAATTTTACGTGGTAGGAATGGTCCTCCGAAACATGGTGAGAAAGTAGTTATTGGTTCCGTGATTCCTACCTCTGTTCCTGCAACTTTAGAAGTATATCCTAACTTGAAAAACTTAATTGCTTGTTCTTCGTTCAAACGTGATATTGGTGGTAACACTCCGAATCCATCAAAGGATAAGAAAAATATATTTTCAACTTTACTACCACGTCCTGTCATGGACACTTTAACGTCACTACTAATTTGGTCTAACGGATATGATGCTCTTATGTTCTCGGTAATACTATCGTCAGTAAAATCAGGCTCACCATTATTAGTTATAATATTTTCTAATATACTAGTATTTGATTTTGTGGATTTACTGTGAATAGCATTCCATATTAAAGGTTCTTTGTCTTTATCCAAATTGATTAGTTTGGCATAACACCCTCCTTCAAAATTGAATATCCTATCTCCGTCCCAACCATGTTCATCGTCACCTATAAAATATTTTAGTAAATCAGAAGAAAGTGTGGTTTTTCCTGTACCTGATAAACCAAAAAATAAATTAACACCTACACCTATTTTAGTGTTTGAGTTCGCTGAACAATGCATAGGTAACACACCTCTATCAACCAATAGTGTGTTCATAACAGTAAAGATACTTTTCTTTATCTCACCAGTGTAACTCGTACCCGCAATCAATATTTTCTTATCATCAAAATCTATAATCACAAAGTTCTCATTCGTGATATCTTTAGGTCTATTTTTACTTACAAAGTTAGGTGCGTGTAAAACCTCCCATTCAGTAAATGTCCTTGAGTAATTCATAACGAACGATGATGGGTCAACCAACATATTGTTAAAGAATATAATCGCCCAAGGTTCAGTTGACGTTATATTAAATGAACCTGAATGTTCATAGTCATATCCAGCAACTCTGCGACTTCTTAACGTATCTTGATTTTCAAGATATTCTTTTATTTCATTTTTTAAAGATGTGTAACTATCTCTTAAAATCTTTTGATTGACTACCCTATTAAAGTCGACAACACTGTTTGTGTATTCTCCTTCCACAAAATACCTATCTTTAGGTGACCTACCAGTAAACTTACCAGTATTAAAATGGAGTAATCCATCTTTTGTGGTTTTCATTCCTTTCTTCTTAGCAAGGGCCATTAATTGCTCAGTAGTTTCGTAATAAACCATTTTTTTTTAATTTGTTAATTCATCAACTTTTATTTTAAGTTGTTGTTGCTCCAACTGATAATCTTTAATTCTTTGTCTTGCCACTTCACAGTAGTTTTCAGATATGTCAATACCAATCCATTTTCTACCTAACATTTCTGCGGCTAAACAACTTGTACCTGAACCATTGAATGGGTCTAATACTATATCTTCTTTATAAGATAATATCTTAATTGCTCTATAAGGAATATCCAATGAGAACGTCGCTTTTGTCATTTGTCTCGTGTCAGCAAAGTAATTCCATTGACCAAAAACTAGTGACATAAAGTCTTTCTTGTCTTTATCTTCGTAAACAAGTTTTTTTCTCATCCCTCCCTTCTTTTTATCTTCAACCATTTGATATTCTCCTTCCCATTGAGGAGTACCTTTAACCTTTTTCTTATGGTGTTTCTTATATGCTAGAATAACACATTCCTTGGGATTATATATGTAAGGTGAAGATGGACTCATCCAACTTCCCCACGCTGTAGTTTTACTTCTATGTGGTGAACTCTCTTCTAAATCTACGATACCAAAGAAACCAAAACCAATCTCTTTCATAATCATCCACATCTCAGCCGAAAAGTATATTCTACCTCCTTTGTCTTGACGATTAATCTCATACGGTATGTTCATCGCAATTCTACCGTCATCTTTCAATACACGGTATGCCTGTGTCATCCACTCCTTTGCAAATACTTTATATTCTTCAAAGTATTTGTCGTCATCCCAACTATCATAGTCGATACCTACACCGTATGGTGGTGATGTAACAATAAGGTCAATCGACCCCTCTTCCATCTCCCCCATTTTCTTCGTAGTATCTGAGGTATAAATCGTGTTTGTCTCCATTTTCAATTGTTTTAATTCTTCTTTCTAAGTACCACAAAGCCTTTTTTAGGTCTTGTATTGGCGGGTTATCATCTTTTTTACCACTTCGTCCAATGTATTTCAAAACATTAAACAAATAAGCATCCATGTCAAGTCCCCAAGCTTCTGCAACTTTAACAACTTCATAAGGATTATCTTCACCACCATAGTGGTCAGGGTGATTTACATGTTCTTTCATATTATTTCTCGTTAAAGTAACTAAAGTACATATTACCTAAATCGAGTATAACCCAAGGACCATAATAACGACACTCACCTGAGTCCCACCATCTCCAAGTTCCATCATCTTCTTTAGAAAGAATATCTACCTTATAAGAACCATATTCTCCATAATCATCCTTACCTTCAAATAAATCACCCAAGTAATTCATCATAAATTGAGGTTCTCCTTCATCATCTTCCATTACTAGACCGTCCATCTCAGGACCTCCTGGGTAAGTAAAGAAATCTACATTAAAAACAAATGTCCACTCCTTAAAGTCTCCACCTGCATATACCCAAAGACTATCTTGTTTATCAAATGAACGTAATTGAGTATATGTTTTACTAAACGAGCTTTCATCCGTGATGTATTGACCATACGCGGTTAAGCTGAATGAAGCCAATAGCATTAAAATTAATTTTTTCATTAGTTATTTTGATATTTTTTTCTTTTATTTTCTTTTCTAAGTTTTCTTTTCTTTTTGTCTGACATGTTGTCAGTCTCGTTCTCAAGACCTTCAGTGGTCTTTCTCTTTTTTCTACCTTCTTTCCATAGGTTTTTAGGACAGTACTCCCATCCGAACTTAACAAGGTGCATCGCCTCTTTATCTGAGACTCTCTTTATCTCACTATTTCTCTTAATTGTT